AGCACGGTGTCCTTACTCACCTTGTCCAGCGGTTGTGCGCTCTGTTCCTGTTGCTCCCACATCTTCATGACTTCCTGTTCAATCTGCCAATCAATCGTGGTATCGCAGAACTCTGCACTCATCTTCTTCACCTCCTTACCTGTGCCGGGGAACGTGGACGATCCCGGCGTGATGTTCAGCACGGGTTTTCCGGCTGGTCTGGACAGGAACGGCGATCCGGCTGTCCTCCCACTCCTGCACCGCCCACATCGGGGCGGCAAGTGGGTTTTCCATGTGCGGATCGCATTGCCGGAGGTACTTCCGTGCGGTCGGCATGGAACATCCATACCGATCACACATTCCTCGCACCGTCATCAGCGCATCCATCAAGCCACCTCCAGATCAGCCACGCTCACGCCCAGCGCATCCGCAATCCGCTGGATCGTTCCGGCTGTCCCGTGGCGGTTGCCACGCTCAATATCGCTCAGATAAGCGATGCTGATGCCAACGCTGCCGGATATGTCCGCAAGGGTCAGGTTCTTCGCTTTTCTGATTTCACGAATGCGGTTGTGGAGCATATGATCTTTCATTTCGGCTAATCCCTCCTTTCCGTATGATCCCATGATAATGCATTTTAGCTAAAATGTAAATACCCAATTCGCTAATTTAGCCAAAAAACTAATTGCTCTATTGTTAAAATTATGTTACAATTTAGCTAAAGGGAGGGCTAATCAAATGAATATCATCCGTGAATTACTTCGCAAGAATGACATTCAGCAAAAACAGCTTGCCATTGACATCGGCGTATCAAATCCAACCATCTCCGATTGGGTTCACAACAGAAAAGACCCGTCCGGGAAGAATCTGAAGAAATTAGCAGAATATTTCGGCGTGGATGAGTTGGTCATTCTCGGTTCTGGCGTAAGCAAACCGCAGAATCCTTTGTTTGTCCCGGACGATCCGAAGGTCAGCGGCAAGTCTGAAACAGAACAGATCATTGAACGGCTCTTAAAACAATTGGACAACCAGCCAAAAACGCCGGAAGCACGAATCCTTGCGAAGGGCGTGGACAAACTGCCGCCAGAGCAAAGGGAACAGGCTCTGGCTGTTTTCCGTGCCGTATTCGCCAATCATTCTGAAGATTTTGAGAAAGGAACTGAACATGATGACACCTGATTACCAGAATGCCGCCATCAAGGCAACGGAAACCCTGATCAAAAACAATGTGACCACCGCTCCCGTTGACCCTTTGCCGATTCTAAAGCGAATACAGGGTGTCATGGTCATGTCCTTTGAATCCCTGTCAAATGAAATTAATCAGGATCGAAACTGTGTTTTGTCCATGCTCGGCGAAACAAATCAGGATGCCTATACGGTTGTAAATATCGTGGACGGCAAACCGCAGTACTTAGTCATGTACAACAAAATGCTTGCCGCAAACCTCTTCCAACGTGCGCTGGCTCGTGAACTCGGTCACATCATCCTCGGTCATGACGGAACAAGACCTGAGGAAGTCAGAAACGCAGAAGCGAAATGCTTTGCCCATCACCTGATCTGTCCCCGTCCTCTGATCCATTCCATTCGATCCACAGGGATCAGGATCACCACCGAACTGCTTGGAAATATCACCGGATGCTACGATATGTGCCTGTCCTGCATGAGAAAGCAACCAAAGGTCATTGTGCCGAAGGAACTGAATCAGTTGGTGCGTGACCAATTCCTGCCGTATATCATGAACCTGTTTCATTTCCAGCGGTACGCATCGCACAAAGATGTTTCTGCGCTGGTTGATTTCGGGAACTATATGGATGGATACGAAGAATGAAGAAGCTGATTTGCATCATCATGATTTTGTGCCTGATCCCTCTGTCTGCGATGGCTCTGAGTTCGGATGACCTGATCGCCGAATGGAATGCAAGAACAAGCCTGTATCCTGCGCCAAGATTGTCCAAGGATCAGCTGGAAGACAATGTTTTCACCGGGGACGGTTGGAAATTGGCGTTCAAAGAGGAATACGGGGAGATTGTATCCTTCGGCGTGGTTGCGAAGGATACGGATGTTCTCCTTCCGATGTGCATCATCGCCGGAATGCTGATCGTCAGGGATTATGAAATCTCCGAACTCACTTCGTTTATCGGGAAACTGACCAACAATTATTATTCTTTGAAGAACGGAAAGAAGATTATTCCTGCCACCTTCGGTTTGTACACGTTTAAAATCACTCAGGTTGATGAAGGATACTTCTTTGTGATTACGGGAATTTAGCCATGCCACGCCAGAAAAAGCCAACGCTGAAAAAGCGGAAGGATAACCGCTACAAGTGCAAGTACCACGGGAAGCAGTTCTACGGTTCATCCCCTGAGGAAGCCTTTGCCCGGATGGAGGAATACAAGCGCAATGAAAAAGCCGGGTTGGTTCGCCAGCCCAGCGTTTCCGATTATGCGCTGCCTTGGCTGAAACGAACCTTCCCGACCGTAGCTGATACCACCTACACAGGATTGGCAATCCACCTCCAGCACCTGATTGATGAGATCGGAGGAAAGCGCATTTCCTCCGTTGTCCCGTCTGATATCAAATCTGTCTACACGAATCAGTATAAGAACTGCTCAAATTCCTATCTGAAAGCCGCCAGACAACTGTTTTCGTCCCTTTTTGATGCCGCCGTGGCTGACGGCTTATGCCGTTCCAACCCGGCACGGGATCGCACCGCAAAGCCCCACAAAGGCAATGTCGGAAAGCACCGCCCGATCACGGATCAGGAACGCAGCTGGATAGAAACATTCTGCCATGACCACCGGGCGTATCCGGCTGTCATCACCATGCTTTATTCCGGCATCCGTCCGCAGGAAGCCAAAGCCCTGACCATTGAAACCGCTCTGGATGAGAAAGCAGGTGTTTTGCACATCACCGAAACCGCACACAGGTCAGGAAACAACCAATATGAGATCAGCAAAACCATGAAAACGGAAAAGTCCAAGCGTGACGTTCCGCTGATGCCGCCCGTCTTGGAAGCATTGAAAGGCCGGGAAGGTCTGCTGATCACCACCGCCAAGGGAAAGCAGATCACCAGCACCACATGGCGCAATGCCTTTGACTCATACAAAACCTGCATGGAAACGGCAATAAACGGCGTTTCCCGGCGTTGGTACGGCAAAACGAAGGAACACAAAGCCATCCTCGATGCAGGAGGAAAACTGCCGCCTTTTGTCGAATTTACGCCTGTCCCCTACGATTACAGGGTCAGTTTCTGCACATGGGGTCGGGATCACGGCGTGGAACTCCATACGATGATCGAATGGATGGGACACGCAGATGCGAAAATGATCATGAAGATTTACGATGAGGTATCAGATTCCCGGAGCAAAACACAGGCAGAAATGCTCAAAAAAACGGCGTTTGGGGTTCAAAACGGGGTTCAGACGGAAAAAGAAAAGCCTGTGACCTTTGAAATTACAGGCGTAGATGATAATTAAGGTTTTTGCTTCATACCCGGAGTGTCATAGGTTCGAGTCCTATTTGAGCCACGCAAGAAACCACGGAAAATCAACGTTCCGTGGTTTTTCTTTATCCTTCTCCCGGAGGAAAAAATCGAAAAATAGAGCATAGTTTGGGGTTCAAACGGGGTTCAGAAAAGGGAGGGTTTCCCCTCCCGGTCATGCAAGTTTCACCATGACAGCACCATACAATCTTGGCTGGATGATCTGAAGCGTTGACATGAGTTCATCTATTATAGGAAGAAACTCGTTCACGCTCATTCCACTTACTGCCCGTGCGAACTCTGAATCACTCTCAATCTCAACCATGTTCTGATTCGGCGCAGGAGCATACGAATAAGATTCATCCCGTTCGGTGTTTCCGAACATCTCACGCTTGATGGTATAAAACGCCGCCAGCTTGATGCAAGTGTTTGCATCAGGATTCCGCTTGCCTTGACATTCGGCAATAGCCGCATCAAGGTCTTTCTTTGTGATCACGGCTATGCCCTCCTGTTACATCTTTTCGATCAGCCGTTTAATTTCCATCCGGGTACGGTCATCAGGTGCTTCGTCCATCAGTTCACGCAGTTTGTCGGACAGACCGTCACGGGAATACCGCCCCATGCCGTCACGTTTCCGGGAATATCCACGATAGGAGCGATCATCGTAAGGATAAGTGTTGGAATAGCCGTCCTCATCCTCAATGACTTTGCACAGATTCTTGGTGGCGTGAGCCAGCTTATCAACTGCATCCAGCGTACTGCCAGACAGATCACGCTTGCCATACTCCTTCAGTTCATCAATCAGCTTTTCTTTCAGTTCATGCAGTTCTTTCATGCTGTCACCGCCTTACGCCGGAGTGACGGGATTCGCCACGGTATAGGCCGGGATCGGATACGGAGCAACACGGTTGACGATGTACTGTGTCTGTGCCGTGTTGTCGGCAATCAGCTGTGCGGTCTGCGCCGTCTGGCTTGCCGCCAACGCTTGCAGATTGACCTGATTCTGAAGCGAAATGTTCTGCGCTTTCAGAGCATCAATCTCCTGCTGGCACATACGATCCAGAATCTTCTGGGTGCTGGCAGTATTTTCAGCGATTACAGTACGCAGAGCATCGGAGATCGCAGAACGATCTGCACACGCTTCAGTTGCTACCGTATACTTCAGATCGGCAGTAGCCGCCCGGTTTTCACAGCAACAGTTCTGAAGCGCACTCTGGACGGCAAAAGACCGTTCCATGTCTGCCATCGTGTTCTGGTTCATCGTGTTCGTGATCCCGGCGAATCCACCGCACAGAGCGGTCTGCACATCACCGAAACCGCTGGTAATGCTGTTCTGGATGCCGTTGATCTGATTTCCGAGCATCTGATCACGGAATCCATCATTGATGTTCTGGCTGTTGTTCATCCACGGATACAGACCACCGTCAAAACCACCGCCGAAACCATTTCCCCATCCTCCCATCATCATGAACAGGAAGAACAGGACGATGATAGACAGATCGCCTCCGAAGAGTCCACCACCGAAACCGCCGCCATTGGACGGCTGGACAAGCATGGTTGTACCCATGCCCTCATCAGTAAGAGCCATTTGTTTTGATTCCTTTCTTTTATTCCAATCGGCTATGTACACTTGCCGTCTTGGTCAATTGATTACAACTGTTTTCATTTCCCCATCATCCTCGCAAACTGCTGTGCCATCTGGACAGCTTGGTTGTACTGTCCCTGATTGATCTTTCCGCTGTTCATCATCTGCTGAATCTGATGTGCCGGATTGCCTTGGAAAGATTGCTTAAACTGCTGAAACTTCTGCATCATCATCTGCATATTCTGGAAAGGATTATTCATCTGCATCCTCCTTTGTCAGTTTGTCCAGCCGCTTGCGAAGGGATGATATTTGGTCTGTAACTGCCTTTATTTCGTCTTTCGTTGCATAGCTGGATAGAATATCATTCGATGCGACAACAGCGGTATTTACGCTGTTTTTGTTGGAATCTCGTATAGTGTAATCAAGCACCTTCATGCTCGGCATTCCGCTTGCATCAGCACTCTTCAGAAAGATCGTCTGGCTTTCGCTATCCCACAGCTGAACAGTTGTATTCGGTGCTACAAGATAAGACTTTGCTCCTGCTTCGCCTTGAACCCAGATGATCCCGTTGCTCTGTGTCTGTTGTGTCTGCGGAATCTGATACACAGGCTGATACGTTGCCGGGAATCCGTAATTGTATGCCATCAGTTACCCTCCTTGTGCCAATAGTATTGAGGAATCTCCTTGGATGAATCCCACGAATCATAGATGATCCCGTCAATGATCGTTGCCACATGGTTTCCAAATCCAAGCACATAGATGCCCTTCGGATGCTCTGCGGCGAACTCTTCTGCTGTGTAGCAATCCGGGCAAGTCTGCGGAAGTCCTGTCCTCATAAATCCATTCTGGCGAAGAACAGACCCCCACACGGAGTTGCTGGATGGCATATCTCCCATCTGGAAAGCGTTGTTTGCAATCAATGCAAAGGCTGTTTCCCAATCCGTATCAAGTGCCTTGGCTACCGCACGGACAGCACAATCGCCAACGTTCCTTCCTGTCGGTGACGGGTTGTACCATGACCATCTGTTCATCGTTCTACCTCCTGCGTGTATTGTCGCAAAAAGAAAGCCCGTTCACGAGGTTGTGAACGGGTATCTTTGCGGTAGTTTATGGGTAAATTAGTATCTGTGGACTTCGACTCCTGTGTATTCAGAAAGCATCATATCCAAATCAGGCGAAATCTTCATGTC